GTCGCAGTTATTGCGCGCGACATGAATTACAACTTGAAGCGAGCGAAGCTTGCTCAAGATTTAGCCAATCTTGGTTATGGCACTCCTGTTCAGCTGGAAGGTGCCAAGGCATTATACAACGAAAGATTTAATGAGTACATGAAGCATCCCGGTTCTGTACGTGGACGTGGATTGTACACGGGTGCTGGAGCATATCATATGCCGAAAGGAGGCATGCGACAGTTTGAAAGATGGGGAGATAGGTTTTTGAAGAAAGGACTTCCTACTTTGCAAAAAGCGTTTCATTCTTTTCAAGGAAGTGGGCTGTATACTGGCCAAGGTGAATACGATGCTACGCATTCAAATAACCTAGTGGAGATGGGTGCTAGCTCAACGAACAGTGTTCCACTTATTTCCGGAGGGAATGATGAAACAGGATCGGTCACGATATGCCATCGTGAATATCTTTCTGACATTTATGGCCCGGGAACTGCTGGAGGTTCAGCAGTTGCGTTTTCTTCCCAAACGTTCGCGTTGAATCCAGCACTGCAAGCGACATTTCCGTGGTTAAGTCAGATTGCTTGCAACTACGATGAGTATGAATTCCAGCAGTTGCTATTTACGTATCGGAGCACTACCACGGACATTGGTAACAGCTCGAATGGGCAATGTGGAACCGTGATCATGGCTACGAACTACAACGCTTCTTCGTCACCTTGGGCTGACAAACAGCAGATGTTGGAGTATGCCCATGCACATGATTGTAAGTTGACGGAACACATGGTTCATGGTGTTGAATGTGATCCAGCAAAGGGCGCAACCGTTAGCAATTGTTTGTATACGAGAGCTAATCCTGTTGTCACCGGGCAAGATTTGAAAACGTACGATAAAGGTTTGTTTCAAATCAGTCTAGCGAATTGTCCAACTGCATACAATGGATTTCCAGTTGGTGAATTGTGGGTTGAGTATACAGTAACGTTGAGAAAAGCGAAACTATTTTCATCTCGTGGTTTGGATACAGATGGGGATCTTGTTTACAATTCTGCAAAGAATGCAGGTGGAGTTGGCTGTACTGTTTCATCAACGGCCAACAATTTTTTTGGGACAAACACTACTGCAGGATTGTCTGATGTAACTGCTTTATTTGGACAGCAAAATAATATCGGTTGCCAAATAAGACCAATTGCCGGAGCAGCTGGAGCATCCAACTTGCAGATTACTTTTCCGGCAAGTTTCACGGGCTCGTTGAAGATAAGGATCATTGCGTCTTTAGCCGCAACAGCTGTTATAGCACTGAATTCTGGAACGACGGTTACAAGTTATACCGGGAACGTTGCTGCCATTAATGATTTGATTTTTAACGGCACTTTTCAAACTTCGATGTCATCTGTGGATACCACTAGTGTTACTGGCGGTGTTGTTACATTTGAAACACACGTTTATGTGACATCCGCGACGCAAGGCGTGAACAATCAGATTCTATTGTTATCTCCGTCTTTTACGAACGTTGCGTCCGCTGATGTTCTGTCATTGAACATATCTGTCGAACAGTATTTCACTGGGCAAACGTCTTCGCAGAATCCTAATAGTTCGGCGTATAGGCCCGTGTATGTGAAAGGAGGAGTTGTGACAACGCCGTCGTAATTAGTCGGTTTCAGGACTGTTACCGACAGAATTAGTATAGTCGGTTCTTTTTTTGGAACCGACAGGATTTTAACATACGTAGTATGTGTGAGCGTCACAATTTCATAGATGTGGTGTGAGTTACACATACACTTTTACAAGTTTGTTTGTGATTTAATATTTAAGAAGGAAGAGACAGCAAAGAATGGCACCAGCTAAGAAGAGTACCTATAGGGTACATCATGCTTCGGTAGGCAAGATAATTATAAGTGAGAAGACGACGAAGCAGGTTTATGATGCTTTGGCTGCGGCAACTATAGCGCTTGCCGCTCTTACTCCTCGACCGCCGAAGAGGAGGTTCGGCGCTGGCGGTCATACACAGTTTAGATAAATTAAGTGGACTTGATGAATATAGGGATTTCATTCTGGAAAGGGCGGGGGGGTCCCCTTTAGGGGGGGGCGGCAGCCCCATTACGGGTTTCCTGCGATAGCTTTAACTTTTTTAGTAGTTTAGAAGAAATCTGCGTACATAGTTAATTTAATTAAGATGACAAAAAAAAATAATATAAAACATGCTCTCCCAGCTTTTTTATTTTTTGAGGATATATCTTTAAATCAGAATAAATACAAATATATATATAAAAACACATTAAAAAAGAATAAAAAAACTTTTTTTTTCTACATCTGAGTGGCGAGTTTATATTACCTCGCCACTTAGATGTAGATGTAGTTTTTTTTATTTTTTTATTTTTATTTATTTTGATTATATTTATATAATAGGCGATAGCGCGCCGGAGCACGCCGGAGCCCCGTAGGGGGCGTAGGCGAACCTCCACAATTCGCTACGTCCGCCTGAATAAAAATTAAAATGCTTCGAACTCGTCAGACCCAAGCTGCAGCCCGGCGTACCAGAATTCGTGTTGACGAAGACGGTGAACCCCGTTTACCCAGCTTCGCCGACGGCGAAGCCGCCGGAGGCCGCGAGGCTCGTCCGGCCATGGCGTCTGCCTCTCGCAACCTCGCGTATCCATGGACTCTTAACAATCCGACGGAGGAGGAGATTGAACTGCTTAAGCGCTACGAGGATCCCGAAGTGCGCGCAGCGTTCAATATTCGCTATATTTGTTTTGGATTCGAGGTTGCTCCGACCACTGGTACGCCGCACCTTCAGGGCTTCGTGCGCTACGAAGCGAAGAAGGCCAAGACGATGTCTGCTGCCCACAAGGTGCCTGGCTTTGCTCGCGCAGCGATGATCGTTGCTCGTGGTAACGACGAAGAGAATCGTAATTACTGCATGAAAGGCGAAGCCGAGGGGGCCCCCCCGAAGACTGTCGGTACCAGACCTGAAACCGACTATTACATCTACATCTAAGTGTTTTTATAGGTGATGATTTTTTTGAATGGGGAGATATGGCGACTCATCAAGGCGAACGCAATGATTTGAACACCGCGATCGATGTGTTCACAAAATCAGGCTATTCATTGAAAGCAGTTGCAGAAGCATGTCCAGCAGTCTTCGTCAGGAACCACAGGGGCCTTCAGGCACTTGGAGCGCAGTTGAACGGTCAAGTGAGAACTGCCAAGACCAAAATCCTTTGGTTGTATGGCCCCACGGGAGTGGGCAAGAGCCTGACTGCCTTCAGCCTCAGGCAAGCTGGTATACAGACGTTTTACAAAGACTGCCGTTCCGCGTGGTGGGATGGTTACATGCCTCAGATGAAACTGTGCGTGCTGGACGATTATCGTCCGGACATGTGTACCTTCTCGCATCTTCTGAACCTTTTCGACGGGTATCCGTTGAATCTTCAGATCAAGGGAGGCTACCAACAGTGTCTTTTGAAGTGGATTGTGGTGACTACTCCGAAGAGCCCTGCGGAGACATGGGCGAATCAGACGGAGGAGAGGATTGCGCAGCTCACCCGTCGCGTAGAGCACGTTTTTCAGATGTCGATGAACGCACTCGAGCAGATGCGTCTGACGGATGTGATCGAACTCATCAAGATCGACTGCTCGGATCCCTCGGATATCCCCTTGACCCAAGCGGCCCCGGAGGGTGGGCAGACGTCTCCAGGGCGCTCTCCATCTCTGGACCCTTTGCCGAGTCCACGCCGAGCTACGGAGGAGGAGGAGCCTTCAGCGAGTTTCTTAAGAAGGCAGCCGAGAGTGATGGAGAGAACGAGTTCAACAAACTTTACCGCCCCTGGTGAAGTGTTTGTTCCCTCTGAAGAGGATGCTGCTTTGCTTGATTTTATCTGGGATGAGGACGACCGTCTTGATCTTGATGCGATGATAGCGCGCGTTTAGTCACAATTTAAAGCGTCGTTAGTATGACCGTAGTAGATGTGCACCCAGAATGGGAACGATATCTTGGCATCCGAGAGGTTGCTCCAAGATCGTTGAATAATGAATTTAATGATGAGTTGCCACAATTTCAAGGTAGACGACGTAAAATGCCATACAGAAGGAAATACGGTAAGCGTAAGTACGGAGCAGGACAGAAACTGCCAGCTGCAGTCGCAGTTATTGCGCGCGACATGAATTACAACTTGAAGCGAGCGAAGCTTGCTC